TACTTCATAGCGAGATATGTAACGATTCCTAAAATTCCGCCCTTAGCGCTTTGGTCGTATGTCTGATTCATTTTTATTTATCCTTTTGTAGAATTGTTGCTACTAAATAAATTACTAGAGTTATTACAGTAATCACTATCCCGGCTTTGCGGGTAGATCCCGAAAGAGTCCACAAAGTTATAGCCGTCGCCGCAAGCGTCCAGCTAAGCGCTTTAATTTCTCCGTTTAGATCCACTCGCTAAGTTTGCCATAGAAACGCCCGAAAGTATGCCACTCGCCGCGATAAGCGCCCGGCGTTCGCGTACCGTCGTATTCTGTCCGACAGGATGATAATCGTCAAAACTTCCGCCGTAAACATTTATTTTCTTTTCAAAGATTGCTTTAACCGTCGGCGAAGCTTGCTCAACTATTGCGATAATTTCGGCGGCTTGCTCGATCGTTAGATCTAGGTCGTTTATAGCTTCGAAAGTTTTCTCGACGTAGCTCGCGTCTTTAGTGTCTAAAGTTTCTGTAGTAATCGGCTCGGGCAAGCCGGCAACTATGAGCGCTTTCACGGGCTCTGAAGTCTCGGGTTTTACGGTAGGTAGCTGGACGGTCGTAGACGGCTCTAAAACGGTCGTAGACGGCTGTATAAGGCTTGTAGTGCTTGTAGACGGTGTAATAGTTGTAGTAGTCGCTGGAGTCGTCGAAGTGCTCGTAGACGGCGTAATAGTTGTCGTAGTTGTAGTAGCCGGCTCTGTAGTTGTAGTAGTGCTAGTCGTAGTAATCGGCGGCTCCGTAGTTGTCGTAGTTGTAGCGAGCTCCGTCGTCGTCGTTTCGGGTAAAGGGATCGGAATTAAAACCGGGATCGGCTCGATTCGAGCCGGCGCGACTGTTGTCGTAGTCGTAGTCGTGCTAGTCGTAGTAATCGTCTCCGGGAGAGTCGTCGTCGTAGTCGAAGTAGTAGTAGTCGTCGAAGTAGTGCTAGTCGTGCTACTCGTAGTAGTTGTCGTAGTTGGGGCCGGTAAAGGTTCGGTCGTAAACCAAGACTCCGGGACGGGATTAAAGATATTTTGATCTTTGAAGTCTAAACGTACGAATGCGTTACCGCCGTTCTCGTAATACCAAGCGACAAGTTTTTTAGATACTCCAGCGCTAAACGGGATCGTAACGATCGCGCCGGCGTTTCCCGAATCGTACCAAGCGTCTACTATTAAAACGTCGTCTAAATATAGCTTTACTCCGTCGTCGCCGTGAAAATATAAAGTAACGTCCATAGTTTCGGGAGCCGTGATATAGCCGTCGGCTTTTACTACGAAGTCGTCGTAGATATTGCATACCGGATTCGAGTCAAAGTTATGCGCAAGTTTTGCGTAGATCGTTTCTAAACATATTCGACTAGTCGGCGGTATCGGCGGCGCGTTATTGTAAAAGTTTTGATAGCCCGTAAAATTGTCGTAGACAGTGATCTTTACGCCGGGTACTGGCTCCGCTTTAGCTTGTATCGGGTAGAGAGCGAAGCCGAAAGCCGGCAAAATTATTAAAAATTTTAGTTTTGTAAGATCCAAGTTAAAGTAGTTTCGTCCCACTTGTAAAGTTTGCCGTCGTTCGGGTACGGTGTCGGCGCTATCCAGTCGAAACTATTATTTAATCTCCAAGACGGGTACGGACGCGGGACTATAAAAACGTCGTTAATAGCGTCGAAGCTGTAACCGACTCCCGCGAATTGTTTCCTCATATTATTATTAAAACTTGTCTGTACCCATTGGCCGCCGAAAAGATTCGCGCAAAAGTTAGCGCCGTCGGCCTCGTAGTCGTTATGAACGACGATAACGCGCTCGACTATACCGTTTTGTATTTCTGCAAAGTGTGCCATTAGAAAGTAATTGTCCCGCTACCTGTAAAAGTGTAAATAGTTCCGCTCAAAGTTGGCGAGCCTGTAGTCGACGCGGCTACTATTCCGCCGTCAATTATTACAATTCCGGAGCCGCCCGCCGCTCCAGTCGGTATGCCGCCGCCGCCGCCGGCGCCGCGATTTGTTGTACCTGCGACGGCCGCAGTAGGGCCATTCGAGCGCCCGCCCGCGCCACCGCCGCCAAGCCCGCCCGCGCCTGAACTTGCGTTTCCAGAATCGCCTTCCGAGCCGCCGCCGCCGCCAGCGTAAGCGACCGAACTACCAAAATTGATTGTAAGACCCGCACCGCCGTCACCATTTCCCGGCGATTGTGCATTATTACCAACCGCTCCAGCGCCGCCGCCACCCGAAGCCCGAAACTGCCTAACTGGCCCGGCGCCGCCGGCGAATCCTTGGTTTGCCGTACCTGCGCCGCCGACGTTTGTTTGCGAAGGATGATTATCGCCCGCACCGCCGCCCGAGCCGCCAAGTGTTGCGTTTCCGCTATCTCGCCCGGCACCGGTACCGCCGCCGACTGATGTAATTGTGCTAAAAACCGAGTCGCTTCCATTAGTGCCACGACCAAGATTTGTGCCTTGAATTCCACCTGCTCCGCCAGCGCCTATCGTTACCGTTAGCGCCACGCCTGCCGCGACTGCTAATGCGGATTCTAAACTTCCGCCGCCGCCAGTAAAATCTATCGTTGATCGAAGCCCGCCCGCCCCGCCGCCGCCGCCGTCATCCGCCGCGCCGCCCGCTCCGGCCGCGACGACTAAATAATTTACAAGTATCGCGCCGGCGTGTGAAGTGCTTAAAATTTGCACTAATTACGCTTTCAAGTTGCCGACGGCCACCCATTCGTCGGCCGCAATTTTTAGACAAGTCGCTACGGCGTACTGAGCGTTAAGTTTTAATTTTGCTCCGTCTGATCGAATCGTAACTCCGGCTCCGGCCGTTATCGTTACGACGCCGGCTCCGAGCGCCAAAAAATTTAACTGAGTTCCTATTCCGTAAGCGACACTCGAATTTGGCGGTATAGTCGCCGTAATACTTGCGGCGTTATTGAGTGAAATAATTTTCCCGTCGTCAGATAATACGGTGGTGTAAGTCGTTCCGACTTGCGCGTTAATTGCGATCATAGCTGTAGCGACGTTCGTTAATTCCGCCGCCGTTAAAACCTGTCCAATAGTAAACGCTTCGCGTACTGCCATAATTAGACTATATCCTACGCGCCGAGCACGTTAGAGCTATCTAGCAATCCGTAAACCGGGTCGTCTAGTAAGAGCTCGAATACGAGCGCCGTCGGCGACGTGTATATTCGCATTTTGTGGCCGCTAAACGGGTCGATCGTATGCTCGACTCCCTCTACGGCTAGCTCGCTAGTGATTGACGCCGGCGATCCACTTGTGAAACTGCGCGTTATCTGAATAGTGTCGCCTATTTCAAGTAGCGCGACCGCGTCCTTTTGTGGAGTCGTAAGCGTCGCGAAGTTTACTTGAACGTCCGAGAAGCGCGGATCGGGAGTACCGGATAAAAGATAGCTAGCGAGCTCCAGCGCTTGCGCGTCGCTTGATAAAAGGCTTCCCGTTATTGTTAGCGCTTGTATCTGATATAAAGCTATTGAAGTCGCGTCGGTGTCTGTCTGAGCTGTACCGCCGACACGCTCGACCGTAGCCCGGTTTATTACTTGATCCGTCGAGTAGTCGATCGAGAGCCCACTATACGGCGTATTTATGCCGGCGTCCGAAAAGATTACCGTCGGCCCCGAAAGAGTGTTACCTATTCGGGCGTCGTAGGTTAGGTCGCCCGTTCGTGATACGAAAACGCGACCGGCTTCCGCGTCGTCGGATATGGCTCGTAAGTAACCTAGAACGCTAGTTCCCTCGCTTACCGGGTAGGCGCCGAGTGTTGTCGTCCCGGTCGCTATGTCTCTCGTTAGCGCTGGATAGGCGACTTCCGGACGATCTAAAATAGTTGTAACGCGAGCCGACGAAAGCTCGACTGACGGCGTGAACGCGTCTAGAAAAGTGTTAGATAATAAAAATAGGTCGTCCGCACAAGTGATAGTAACGGTCGGTAAATTTTTGGTGAAAGCCGTCCCGTAGTCGTAAGAGAAGTCCACTACTCGGCCCTTGAAAATATAGTCGCCGTTACGTGATAGCCGTATTTGTCTAAGCGGTGAAAGTCCGGGAGTGTCGTCGGCTGTATTGTAATAAACGGAAGCCTCGTTAAACGGATCGAAAGCGCGGCCGGCGTCGATCGCTTGAATAGTCATAACGCCGGGAGCTATCGAGTCGGTTACGACTTTTTTACCGCGAAAAGCTCTAATCGTTTTTATTTGGCTAGTGATCTCTGCGAATTGGTCTACGCCGTCTAAAACGTAGGTCGTATTATTTAATAAACCTTGCTGTACGTCGTCGAGTGTGAAGCCGTCGCCAAAGCCGACGTCCATTTCTAAGACGTAAGAGCCGCCCGTTACGATCGTCGCCACGTTAGGCCGCTATAGATATATCTAATGGGCCGCTAATAAGGTTGTAGCGCTGGAGACTCTCGACAATAAGATTCGGAAGTTCCGCGTCGGCGGTAACGGTGTTCACGGTGATATTTACGGTAGAGCTTGCCGCCGCTCGCGCCGATTCCATAGCGGCGATTCTTTCGGCGTTACCGAAAGTAGTTATCTCGGGGATGAAGCCGCCAGTAAACGGCGTACCAATATCGGAGCCGCCGCCGCTTCGAGACTTCCCGGCACTCGATCCGCCGCTCGACGCTGGAAGCTCCGGCAAAGCTAGACCGGGAGACGTACCCGTAAAAGCCGGCGAAGCGATACGATCCGCGTTTATCGGGTTGAAGCCGCCGCTCGTCGCGCCGGGTGCTGTAGGCGCGGAGATCGTCGGTAAAGATATGTTTATGGCGTCTTGAGTGCCGATATCTACGCCCGGTAATTTATTTAGGACAGATATCGCAAGATTTACGCCGGCGATTATTCCGTTTACCATAGCTTCAATCGTGCCAAGTACGCCGTTAGCGACTTTCACTAGAAACGATCCGATACTTGCGAAAGCGTCAATAAACTTAAAAATAATATCTATAGCGGGGCCGATAGCTTTAGCGAGTATTTCGAAAGCTACTTTAAGCACTACGCCGACTACGGGCGCTATTCGCTCTTTAATTACTGTGAAAAACTCGCCAAGAAACCTAAATAGTTTTATGAACGACTCTCGATTTTCCTCTACTTTTGCTATAACTATTGCGAATACGTCCGCGAGACCGTTAAAGATCGGGATCGCGACGCTTAAAATTATTGGGATTATCGTATTTTTTATGAAGCCGACGAAAGCTAAAAAGGCCGGTATTAGATTTTCTTGAACGAATTCCGCCAATAATTTTAGCGTCGGTAAAAAATAAGTTTGAAACGCCGGGACGACGTCATTTACTACAAAGTCGCCTATCTGCTTGAAGCGTTCGCTTAGAGTCGGTAAAATTTGATCGTTAAGAAAAGCTACGGACGGCGTTAAGACTTCCGCGAAAACTTTAGTAAGACTGAGAGCTATCGGTAATAACGCCGTACCTATGTCGGTTACTACGTTTTGTAGTTGGGCCGATAAAATTCTTTGAGAGTTAGCTAGACCGTCGGAAGTTCTCTCAAAGTCGCCTTGCGCGTCGCTTGTCTGCTCATAAATAACCTTTTGAGCCGCAAGTATCTTTTGTTGAGCGGTGAGCGCTCCGCTTCCCTCGTATATTCCGAGCTCTAGCGCGGCTTGTTTAAGTGTCGCGTCGTTTAGTAATACGCCGTAGCTTCGAAGCGGTTCGCTCTCGCCGCGTAACGCCGCGCCTATCGCGTTTATAGCTTGCTCGGGGCTCGTATTGTTAAACGAGGCAAGATCGGAAGCTAGGCCGGTAAAGTCTGTAGAGAACGTCGCTAGTTCCTCGCCGGTTAGTCCGGCAGATTTACCGAAAATACCGAACGAAGCCGACGCGTCGAGCGCTTGTTGTCGAGTCTGCCCTAATTTCGTAGCGGCGTCGTCGGCGAATTTTTCTATAGATTTATTGGCGTCTCCGAAAATTACAGATACTTTCGAGACCGTTTCGGCAAGATCTGAAGCCTTGCTTATTGCTACCGCCGCTCCAGCGCCTACGGCCGCAAAGCCCGCCGCCGTAGCGATTCCGACTTTCTTAAAAGATCCCGAAAGACGGTCTAAAGCTCCCTCGGCTTCGCCTACCGCTTTTTTTAGCGGCCCGGCGTTACCGACTATAGAAACGGTGATCGGTTTAGCCATAGGTTTATCCTAGGTCGTATTTAGTAATTAGATCGGATACTAGCTCGGCGTAACGATTAGCGACTTCGCTTTTACGGGCGTCTATAGCTTCATATAAAAACGTATTAGGTTTAATACTTCGAGCGGGCCAGCCGAAGTGAATCGGGCCGGCATACTGGACGCCGACGTTACCGGCTCTTACTTTTGCGCTTTTCTTTGTAGACGCGTTACGGATCGCGGCGGCAAGAGCGCCAGTCAAGACCGGGACATATTTTTTTGTTTCGTTTATTATTATTTCGGCGACTTTTTTATTTGTTTCTAAAAATTCAGTTTTATTAAGATCGAGCGCGTCGGTAGATAGTTTTCGTAAATTTCTTTGAACTTCTGAGAGTCCCGTAATTTTAATCGGATCGCGTGAATCTGCTCGAAAGCCAAAAGTCCCGGACGCCATAATTTTTATCTCCGTTTCGCTTCTTTATTACGTCTAACGAGTCCCTCGTATATTAGATCCAAAATATCCGGCGGCGTATCTATTAGATCGTTAGGCGCTATCCCTGTCG